GATTTATCAGCACGAATGCCGATCGCTTTCCCATTACGCGCGCTCACTTTGAGTCTCCAACTTGTGTTCAATGAACCGCAAAAACTCCTCCGGATCGTCTGCAGCTCTCGAGCCGGCCGGCACCTGGACGACGAGTCCGCCGTAATTGTGGCTATGGTGATGAACGTGACCGGACGACGCTCGCTCATTCAAAATCGCGTGCGCGGCCGCGGGCGTGAACTGCGCCGGCGTTACCGACGACGTCACGTTTGGACTGAAGCTGGTCTTCGGAAATATCTGGTAAGGACTCGCCGGCGCCGCGCCTGGAGTGGCGGTCGGCGCCGTGATCGTCGGCAGCTCAAAGCCGTCGAGCCGATTCGAAAATCGATCGAGAGCGCCAACGCCGCGCGTCGCCGCATCGCCAAACCGCGTGAGCGGAACAGGCAACGGGGTCAACGTCTGCTGTAGGTCCGTCAGACCTTTCGTTACCGACTGTGTTGCTTGCTGGTAGCTCTGCGGGAATGCCTGCTGCAGCGCAGAGGCTATGTCCTGGCGTTGCAGCGCCGCCAGTCCAAAGAGTCCTTGCTGCTCTGCCGGCAACTTGAACTTGCCCAACTCGGCGATGAACGCGCGCATCACTTGAGCGTTGGCTAGCTCTGGAGCTCGTTCCTTAACCGTCTGGCCAAATGCTTCTTTATCGAAGACGCCGCTGATCGTCCCCCGTGTGTAGGGATTCCCTGGTGACAGCGCGAACAATGCGTTCCAGTTTCTAAGGAAGTGACTGCCGGGCTCGAGCGCCTGCGTGAGCTCGCCCTGGGGCGCTCCGCTTACGCTTTCTCCTAACAAGCCTGCTTCAGTTTTCCGGTTGAGAGAAAACAAAATCGACGCGGCGCGCCCGGAGTAGACGTCCGCCGGCACTGCCTGCCCACGCTTTGCGTAGTCAGCTTCCAGACGAGAAAGGGATTGGACGCTTGCTGCGCCGGCCTTTCTTTCGCCTTCAGTCGCGACATTGAAGTCATGGACCGCGCCGATGAGTTCAATGAACTTTTGAATTGCAAACTCGACGCCGACTAATGCGATCGTCGTGGTTACGGCCGTAGGAATCCGGCCCACCGTGCTGGCGTAGAAACCAGCTCTGCCGGCGTTTGAAGTCATCACAGCGCCGGTCGCTGCCGTCTCGGTCCGTAGCGTGCGCAGGAAAGTGAGCTGGCCGGCTTCGTTCACGCCGATCGACGAAGCAATTCTCCAAAGCCGCCAACCGGTTGTCATGGCGCCGATGCCGCCGACGACTGTGAGAGTGATCGCGCCCATTCCGGTCAGGCTCCCAACCGTCTGTGTGATTCCAGGATTAACTTTGGACCACTCCTGCAGCTTGCCGACAATCTGGTTTGAGTTATCGAGGATCGGCTTCAGCGTGTCGAGCATCGGACTGAAGGCTGTGGCTTCGAGATTGGTGAGCGTCCCTTTAACCGCTTCCAGCTTGGCGTTGTAAGTTTCGGTTTTCTGATTTATCAGTTCCTGGAGCGGCGGTACCTTGTCGATCTTCTGATTGATCTTGCCCCAACCCTCGATGCCGGACTTCATGAACACCGAAGCGATCGCCATGCCCTCGCGATCGAAAAGCTTCTCGCCAAACTTCATCTGCTCCTGAGTCGACAAGCTGCGGAACTTTTCCATCTGCTTGAAGACATTTTCAACGCCGAGGAACGCTCCTTTGTCGTCGAAGAACTTGAGCTCGATACCTTTGGTGTTCTTCAGCTCCGCGATCGCTTTCTGTTTGTCTTTGGTGTTGAAGTTGAGCGAAAGCATGAAGCCGCCCAGCTCGCGACCGCCGATGCCGCCTTCGAGACCGTAGCTTCGGAGCGTGGCCAACAAGCGGCCGCTGATGTCGGCGCCCTGGAGACCAGTGAAGCCGAGCGGCAGACCGGCGCGCAATTGAAAGAACTTTGAACCCTCGATCAGTTCGGCCGGACGCAAGCCGGTTCCGAAATAGATCTTCGCCAAAGTGTCGGACAGTTTGACGGCTTCGTCACCGGTGAGTTTGAACTGCTGGGCATACTGCGCAAACGGCTCAGCCAAATCTTTAGGAACCTGGTTGGTAACGACGGCAAGGTGGGCCACTGATTCGCCGGCGCCGTCGATAATCGTCCGCGATTCAAGTCCGCCCTGCTTGAGCGTAGAAAACATTTCCACGAAATCCTGAGTCGTTCCCGGAAGGCGGTTGCCCAGGCGAACGGCGACCTGCTCCATTTGCCCGAAATCTTTCGCCAGCTTTTGGGTGTTTATTTTTCCGGTTTCGTCGACCTCTTCGATCGACATTCGGAGGTTGCCCATCGCCGCCTCGTAATCGCCGGCGACATCGATGCCTTTGCGCATCATCGACAGCACGCCGACGCCGAGTCCGGCTACGGCCAAATCTTTTTTGAGATCGGCGCGCAAGTCCTGGAATGTTTTGAGGGTGGCCCGCCCTTCTTTACCCATCGACTGGAGGCGGGCTTCGACGCGGTTGAATCCACCGCTGGCGAGGTCTTTCAGCGTGAGCAGAATCGCAAGTTCATAAACAGAGCCTGAAGCCATGATTGCATTTACTTTTTGTAGAGCTTGTTCAGCGCTTCAACATACGTGCTACGACGCTCCGGAGACATTGCTAGAATCTCTCGCTCGCTCCAGCCTGTTTTCATTGCCAGGATTAGCACCGTCAGGGCCTCGCCCGTTGCCCGATACTTTTCCTCTTCCGATTCGAAACGTCTGCCGCCATAGGTAGGCGGCTCCCCTTAGAATGACGAGGTCCATACCGTCTTCAAGCGCTTCGAAATCTTTCAGCGCGATCGGGCCGTCGATAACGCCGGCGCCATCCGCTGTCTTCAGCCTCGAGATCTGCTTACCGATGAGAAAGCATTCGCGGCTGAGGCCGGAGAGCTGCAGCTTGTCGGCTTCGACGGCGTCGCGACCGGTATTGTGAGCGCCAAACTCGACCTCGGTGTAGATCGCGTCGTTGATTTTGAAACCAAAAGGAAGCGTGGCGCCGTTATCGCGAATCTCGGCTTTACGTCCTTCGGAGCTCATCTCCGCAAACTCGTTTTGCGCGGCCATCAGTGGACAACGATCGGCGTCGACCAGGTCTAACAACACAGAAAGCGGGACCGGCATTTTCAGCGTACCGAACTCAGTGATTTCTTTAGCAACTATCAAGTCGGCTCGCTGAGTTGGAACCTGCGCCATTCGATCGTTGTCCAGATCGAGCATTTCTTTCGCCGTGATGCGATGGCCGAACACTACGCGGTTATGGCGCACGCCTTTGCCGTCGACGTAGCCGCCGGCCAGGATGACTTCATGTGTAACCTGCTCGCTCATGCTTTGCCTTTTAGAAGCGCTGCGAATCGTCAGGCTGAAAACTGAACGTGATAAACCCCGGATCGCTGCTGGTCGCGTCGAGCCCGTCGTGTTTGTAGTCCACGGGCACGCACTCGGTGAGCAGGTATTCCGCGGCAGGCGTTGCGCCGTCGTCGTCCAACTGGATGACTCTGGCGTTTCGCTTGCCGAGGTCGATTCTCTTGTGATAGTTCCGGTGCCACTCAAAAACTTCGCGCGCGGTTTGACCGAACGCTTCCGCATGGTTCACGGTGACAACTCCAACCTCGTAGTTACCTGGGCCATAGATCGCTCGGTTACGATTACCAGTATTTAACTTGGAAGGGGTGTGCTTAAACGCTTCGAGACCGTCGACCTTCGTCGCTTCAATTCGGGTTATCCCGTCGATCTCGACTATAAACTGATTCTTGTTCGGCATCTTTTCTCCTTAAAAATTCGAATCTCGAATTTCAAGATTTACTGTTGCAGGACGCTCAGGCTTTGAAACAGCGGCACGTTGTCGATATTGATAACAATGCGCTCGGCCGCGGAGACGATATGAACGCCCACCTGGATATGAACGATGCCGTTCTCAAGCTCCCCGGCGGGATTGTTCGAGCTGTCGCATACCACCGAGAACGCGCCAGCCTCGGTGTTGTCCGGGCTCCACAGCGCGCCCGACTCGTAGAGGCTGCGAAGGAAGGTGGTGGCGCTGTCGCGCAAGTCTCGGAACAGCCGACCCTGGGAATCGATAGGCGAAAACACGGCCCAGCCGAAACCTTTCTTCAGCGAGTAGTAAATGAGATTCATCACCCGGACCGCATGAATGGTCTGCAACCGGCGGTCGGCGGTCATCACGCGATTGCCATAGAGGCGCACGCCGGCTTCCGGAAGTGGCGTGACGACATTGATGTCGTGAGCGTTGAGCACGTCGCGAGTATTGTCGTCAGTTTGCGGCGCTCCATTAACGGAACGTTCGACATCCAACACGCCTGGCAGCGCGACCAGGTTCGCCGGCGCGCGATGGACCCCCAGCGTGCGATCGGCGCGCGCACATTCGCCCGCCACGATCGCCGAGGGCGGAATAAACTTCTTCAGTCCCGAGCCTTCGAAGTCGAGAACCTCTTCCCAGGGCCAGCAGAGCTCTGAGTACCAAGTGCCGAAGTTTGCGCGGATAGCAATGAGATCGTCTTTAACCGACGCAAGAGGTGGGTCGAGCAGAGCGACGCGATGATAGGTCGTTGCAGCGGCATCCAAGGCCGCGTGAACGGTATCTGAAGTGATGCCCGGTATCGCAACCTGGCCCGTGCCGAAGCGCTCGTCGTTGAACGCTTGCAAGCCGGTCCGCTTTTCACCGTCGTCGATGCCGATCAAGCTGGCGCTCGAGATGCCGGCGAAATCGTCGTCGCCGCCGGCAAGCGCCGTCGCAGCCAGGACGTCGGGAATATTGCCGGGCGCCGCGGTGATGCTGTTGAGGTTTGTCACCGTTACCAGCGCCTGGTTTTGATTGATGTAATCGATTGAAGCGGCGTCGATCTGCAGGTTGTCGAGCGTCTTCGAGTACTTGAGCAGCGCGCTGCGAACGGTGAGCTTGAAGGTTTCGGCGTCAGTGCCAGCCCCAATCGTCACCAGGATATCGACGCGCGACGACGGATACTTCGCGTCGACGCGCAGCGTGTCTTCGTCGTCGGTATCCTGGAGCGTGAGCGTGGCCACTGCCGCATCGCCGCCAACAACGCGGCTGACAATCGCTTGTGCGCCTGGAGCGTAATTGAAGAAATAGTAAAGCGCGTCATCGAGATATGAATTTACGTCGAAGCCTCCAAAGAGGCGCGCGTACTCGGCCCAGCTCGTGACGGTCGTCGGAGCCGCAGCTGGCCCCCAGGGCGAGTAGCCGGCTACAAAGAAAGTGGATGTCGGCTGACGCGCGACGGCACGCGCCACCTGGCCCGCATTCACAATCGCGGTCACACCAGGCGCGGAAACTTCAACGGTTAATGATTGCGTCATTTCTTGGAGTCTCCTTCCGCTTGCGGTTGCGCGCTCACAGCTGCGGCCGCAGACGCCGCCGCCGGCGCTTCCGGACGTTGGACTTTGGAGGTTGGACTTTGGGCTGGCTTCAGCGCTCCCGGCTTATCGCGCACTGAGATCGCGCCGCTTCGGACAAGGCGTTTCTCATCACCCTCGCTGACAGCCGCAACGGACTTGGTCGCGCCAAGTGTGCCGGCGGCGGCGAGAATGGTGCCGTCAGATAGCGTCTGCGGCCGTCGCGTTTGGTTAGTGACTTCCTTCATCGTTTTTCCTTTTGCTTAAAATCCGAAATCCGCAATCCGCAATTTAACTGAGTATCACGCCTGGCTTGCCATCCGCCGGCTGTCCTGGTCCACCGCGCGGCGTAACATCAAGAACCAACTCTTCAACTCCGTTATCCGCGGTGCGACGATCTGGCTCGGTCCATTGAAAGTAAGTTTCGTAATCCGCGGCGTAAACCGTCAGCCCCGGCAACTCCAAGTATCTTTCACCGGTCGGCGTCAGCGGCCCGTGCGTTAACAGCACGTCGCCGATCGGCAGCTTCCTTCCAGGAACAACAGCAACGGTCGCCTCACCGCGGCGCGCCAGCTGCAGACCGCTTAACGTCTCGCCCACGTCGCTAAACATCTTAATGACGCCAGGGCTGCCCGCGTCGCCGCGTAGCTGATCGACCACCCCGCGCAGGTTGTCGTCACAGCACATCACCGTGAACACACAATCGATGCGAAACGTGCGCGGCTGGCCCAGCGCGGCCGAGGTTGCCGGCGCCAGCTTTTTAACAGTGTCACCGAAGGCCACCAGCTCCGCGGGAAACCGAGGAACATGTTGCGCGATGAAGGCTTGAATTGAGTCGTCGTCTGACGGCCCGCCGTAAACTTCGACCGCGTTCAAATAACCTTGAGCGCCGCCATGCGCGGCCTCTAAAACTGTTTTCAAACCGTCCTGGATTCCGGTAATAAAGAAATGCTGATCGTGGCGTTCATCACTCATCACTACTTCGCCAGGTGCCGCTCGATGATCTCAGCAGCCTTAACTTGGTCTTCCGGAATCTGAATGACCATGAACGGCCGCGGCGTCAGCGGCGGATGCGTCACACGTCTTCGAACTATTTTCTGACCGCCAGAACCCATGAACGCCAGACCCTTTTTATTCTTGGCCACGATCGTGTACTTCTTTCTGCCACCGAAGTGTTGCACCGCCGCGTAGCTGACGTTGGTTCCTACTTCGACGCCGGCGCCGCCTCCGGAAGAAACCGGCTCCGACTGGATCGAGTTGATCAGGCGCGCAGTGTCTATTAAAGCCTTAGCACCACTACGGCCCTTACCTTTTCGCCTCCCCGCGATCGTGCTGGCCGCAAGCGGTGCAAATGGTTTCGGCCGGCCGCCGGTGCGAATCGTTTTCTGGATCGAGCCAACCAGGTAAACGCCGATCGTCTTCAGAGGTCGCTCAACATGCTTCGTGTCGGTCGCCAGTTTGCCGAGGCGACGCAACGCACTATCAAGACCGGTGATGCCTTCGTTAGCCATAACGAGTGATCAGTGGCCAGTGGTCAGTTAGTTCAAAGAGCTAAGCCGCTTTGCTTTCTTCCTGCGGCACCGGCGCTGCAGCGCGATCCATCAAGTCATCGCATTCCTGCCGCCGTGTACGATGGCACTCCTGACAAAAAGCAAAGACCAATATTCCCCGCACGCGCGTCGGGCCGTATGAGTCGCACTTGCCGCAAAGATGACAATGAATCGCGTGGTCCATTTTCTTTTCCAAAGACCTAAGACCCGGTGTTTAGTTCTCCGTAGTCAGTTTCCAGCGAGGATGCCCCCAAAAACTACGCCCCGACAACGCGCTTTCAAGGATCTGAGCTGGAAACTGACAACGCAAAACTAAAAACCTTTCAAGTGCTCGCTGCTGAACACGCCCGGCGTTGCTGGCCCACTCAGGACAGGATCCGCGCCGGCTGGTTTGCTAACCGTCTCTTCCGCTGCCGGGACATCAAGCGCTGCTTTACGCGACGCAACGTCTTTGAGATATGAGATTGCTTTGTCATAAGCCTTCTCTTTGATTTCGAAAACGCCCTTATCGGCCAACGTCGCGCGGCGCTGAAACAACAGGAAGACTGCGATATCCAGGCAAACGGCTTTGACTTTTTGCGTGGCCGAAACCGGCAGCGCGTAGCCGGCAGCGCGGGCGTAGGTTTCAAATGTCCCTTCCGCCTCTGAGATGGCCTCATTTACCACGTCAGCATTAACCTCGCCGACACGCACATCATCGGTGAGCTGCACGAGCTTCGTGAGCTCTATGCGCTTCGCAATGTCTGTCTGGCTGATGTAGTGGCCCATGTCAGTGCCACCTGCGGTTGCGGGTGGGTGTTTCCAAAGAGCTTAGAACTGAAAGACCGTCGCGCGAATCGTCACGGCCGCAGGGTTCGACAAGGCTGTGGTCGCGTTGGTTAAGTTGCAGCGCTTGACGGTCACGGTGTTCGCGGCCGAGACGAATCCCTGGATAGTCGCGTATTCAGTAGTGGCCCAGGCAGCAGCAGGAACGCCCATCGAAACGGAATCACCATCGACCGCACCGGTGACTGTGACGGTGAAGGTCTCACAGGCGCCGGCAGCAAGCGCGGTGAAGTCCACTGACGCTGTTCCGGAGAGGATCTTCTTCACCGGAGCGCCCCCGCCGATAGCAACGCCTTTACCTGATTTCGGCGTGACGTTAATTTGTCCATCGCTAACGATCGCCACCGTACTTCCAGTTCGAGACAGCGCCCAATTCACTGCGGCCGCTACTGGCGCCGGCGGCACAATGAAGAGTGCAAACACCAAACCGACCACCGCCACTACCGCTAGAAATGTTTTGTTCGTTAACTTCATCGTTCGTCTCCGTTTTCTGCCTACTGCTTTTACTGCCTGTTACTCGCTGCTTATTGCCCTCTAACTAGGTAACCTTCGCGTTGAAGTTGATAACCGACTTCGGATACAGGAGTCGTGGACCTCCGTAGAAGCCGCCAGTGATTTCTACTTTCGGGTTCTTGTGCCCGCCGAGTTCGGCAATCGTCACGACTCCCGGATTCGCTTGACCATTGACTTCAATGATCGAGAAGAAGCCGTGCTGCGCGCCGCCACCGCCCGCGGCAGCCATCGCCGCGTCGTGCAAACTCGGTGTCAGTATCACATCGCCAACTGTTTCGCCGGCCGCGCGCTTTCCAACGACAACGACTTCGCCGTCCGCCAGAGACAACTTGAAGTTGCCGTCCGAGTCGTAATAACCTTCGTCGTGCACCTCAATCGTGGGGCAGCTTTGCGCAACGAGAATCTTATTAACGTCGCTGATGCTGTAAGTGGCGTTCACGCTATCGCGATTTCGGTAGCCCCAAAGGTCATTGTCGTTGCGATTATTGACGGCCCAATTCGCGGTAGTTTGATTCATGTACGCGGTGGCGCCGGCTTTGAACGACACGCCCAGCCCGCGACCGCGAAGCGCCATTACTTGAAAGTCCTTGATGATGGTGGCCGTCGCGAACTCGTCCCAATCAACCAGCGCATTCTGCGTTTGCACGCCGAATGTCTCGTCGACTCGCACGCCGTTCTCGTTATATTGCAGATGGCCTTTAAGCGTCTGCCAGATGAGCCATTCGAGACGGAGGAAATTTTTGTCAACGCGCGCTTTTGAGATGCGGGCGATCTCGGCGCTGAGATCCAACACACCGCCCAGCGTGCCCGCCATTCGCGGCATCAACATATCTGACTCTTTCAGCACGTCCGTCTCTTTGAAGAAGAGCGGGGCGAACCTATGGGTCTTCTGACCCGGACGGCCGCTGACTCTCGGGTCCACGTTCATGTTGTGCGGCGCCGTCATGCCGGCCTCGTAGTCCAGCTCATCCCACTCGATGAACTGTGTGTCGCGCGGCCGCATAGGCAGCAACTTATTGCCGACCAGCTTGTCGCGCTGGATGGTGTATTCCTGGACCACTTCGGTCAGGCTGACGTTCGTCGGAAATCGATAAGTAATCATTACACTCTCCCTTAACTGAGGTGCTGTCAGCTACAAGCCGCCAGTTAGAACTTGAAGATGCCTCCAGGAAAACTCTTGCCGTTCAATTCAGCGCGCGCCGAATCATCGAGCCCAAGAAGCAGACTCTCTTTGACGGGGCCACCGATGATCGGGCTGAGCTGCGTGTCCTTTGTTTCGGTCGACGCGACACTTTCGTCAGCGATACAGGCCGCAACTTCCGAACCGTCCGAAGCGACAACCGCTTCACCGACCGCCACATTCACGCCGGCATTACCCGTCAGCGTGATCGTGTCCGGGTTCGTCGTTACATCAATCGATTGAATCGTGCCGATCGTGTCGCCGGCCTCGTTCTTCAGCACGTCGCCAGCTTCGAACCGCACGCCGTCGCCATTCGTCACCTGACCGGTCGGCGAGGAGTCGGAAAAGCCTGTGCCCGCCGACAGCGATCGCTTGCGCTCTCGCAGATAATCGTCCGCAGTCTTAACTCCGCATACGGCGCCGCGGCGAATCTCAGTGCCGGCTTTCACCGTCAACGGAACTTGTAACAGCTTATGGCCACCTATCGCTTCGAACTGTTCTCGCTTCGCAAAGGTTCTGATGACTTCTTGTGGCGGCATTGACCTTCTCCTTCGTCTCAACTCAAAACTTAGAACTTGAAAACTATTTCTTCGCGTCGTCCTCGATCCCCATCGCTGCGCGCATGGTTTTCTTGTCCGCTGCATTTTGCGGGTTCAGGACGTCGGTCCCGTCGCCCTGCAGCTTCAGGTCACCGAAGCGCTCACCGAAACTGACAATCGGATTCTTGGACCAGGTGGTGAGAAAATTCCTGAACCAGTCCGCGGCCGAGAAATCAACTTTCTTTTCCTCTTCCTTGCCGGCGCTTTCCGCGAACGTGATGACGGTGATTTTCTTTTTCGCGTCAACGGTGTCCAGCAAGTCCATGAATTCAACAATGCCGGCTTTCTTCATAGCCGGCAGCACAGTGCCCGGAAGCGACTCGCAGAACTTCGCGTTCCTATCGTGCGTCGAAGATCCAACCTGAGATTGCACCTGCGTCTCCAGCTCCTTGATCTTTTCGTCGCGCGTCTTCAGCTCTTCAGAGAACTTTGTTTCGATGGCATTCGTGATGTCGTCGGTCAGTCTTTTGCGATCGCTTTCACTGAACTCAGCCGTTGACGGCTTTGCATCGCCGCCGCCGAATGCCGTTTTGAAGAAGTCTTTAATTTGATCGCCGATCGTCTTCTTCAATTGTTCTTCGTTCATGTCTTCTCCTTCGCTGAATGAAATTGCAGTGTCGACTTCCACGTCGACGGTTTTTGTTTTTGCTGTGCCCTCGGCAAAGTGAATGTCGCGGATTCCTTTGATAGCTGGAGGTTGCGCGCCGAGGAAGCCGACGTGCCGAAGCGCGGGGACCAGACCGCCTGGCGCGATCTTTGGATCGAGGTAGAACGCGTCCGAGCGTTTTTTGTAGGCGCCCGACTTCACGATCCGCTCGAACTGAGGATGGACTTCGCTGAACTGTCTCTCGAGGCGGCCATTCTGGACGCGTAGCGCCGAAACATAACCATAGGCCGGTGCATCACTTTCCGGATGCCCGATCACCGCTGGCGGTTCGTGTAGGTTTTTTGTCTGCTCGAAATTCGCAACGACGGCTTCCAGAAATGCTGCATCGATCTTGACTATGTCGCCGTCTGAATCGACGTGGTCTCCGATCGGGGTACCGTCAACCCACTGTCCGCCGAAGCCGAGTTTCTTTTTTGTGTTCATTGTTTGAGGTTAAAAACAAAAAACGCCCGCCGATCCTGATTAGGAATCAACGGGCTGCTTGAGCCGCTTAATTAAGTTTTGGTTGAATGGCCCGCTGCGGGGCGCTCACTACGCGGCAGAGTCTAACGCATTCAATTCGTTTGCTGCAACTGGTTTCTTTGCCTGGAGAGGACTGCTGGCTTGCTGAACAGTTCGCAGGCCACGCGGGGTAATCACTATTTCCTTTACATATAGATCATGATTCTTCCGGCAAGTGCGGCAAACCACCACCAATTCGCCGACAGTTTTATAGCTGACGCTGAGTAAGTGACTGCTACACTTCTCACAGAGAATTTGAATCAGCTTCAACTGCTCGCTAGCTTCCATTGCAACTCGGATAATGCACAACCCGCGATCCTGGCGCAACCGGAATTTTCGCGCCGCCAGAGGGATGAGTCGGGACCAAAAAATAATGGCGCGGAAGGGTTGCCAATTTGCGTACAACGGCGCAAATACGCGTCGGCCTGCGAACCCTGTAGGGTAAGACCTGATTTCGGCAGAGGGCAAATAAACGCAAAGTCCGGGTTTCGCGCTTAGCAGCTCATTGCAGGCAGGATGCCTGCGCTCCCAGCCCTACCGCTTGGCCCGCTCCACGCCGGCCTCGATCGCTGAGAGTAACGACGCGCCCGGCGGCACGCCGGAGAAGTTCCCCACCTGCAGGTCGATGAGCGTTGTGCCAATCTCAGCCTTTGCCGGCGCGCCGTCATCGCCATAGGAGAGTTGGACCACCGGCTCGCCGAATTCGTCCAGCTCGCCGCTCGGGTTCCTGGGATCGTAGCCGGCCAGAATTTCATCCGTGGGGACCGCAGAGCACCGGCAGTTGAAATCCCAGGGCGGATAGTGTGACTGCCAAAAGGAATTGTTCGCTGGCAGGATCATTCCCTCGAGCGCAGTGTGCCGCGGCCGCACGCGATCGTCGCCCACCGTGTGATACTCCCAAAAAGGAAACACGTCGCTGACGCCTTCCATCGCATGGCGACGACCGACGCCGTAAGCCGTCTGCATGTTCGTACGGAAGACTGTCTCGAGGTGAAACTCGCCCAGCTCGCGATGACCGGCGCCGCCCAGGATATCTTTGAAACGTTTGACGGTCTGCTGCTGCGTGGCGCCGCTGCGCAATGCGGTGTCGATTTCACTCTTGAATCCACGGAGCACGTCATCTTTGTAGACACCGCCAACGGTGAACGCGCCTTGCCGCGCTTCCTTTGACAGTAGATTGAACTCTTTTTTGCGGACGATTTTCTTGCGATCGAAATACTCGATCGCCTGCTCAGGTGGTAAGTCGAATCGCGCCTCAGCGCGGGGTTGCTTTCTGGGTCCACCCTTGCGGTCGGCGAAGGCGACAGTCGATGGTCCACGGTCGACGGTCACGCTTTGGATTTGCTCACGGCCGAGCAAGTACGACGCGAAGAGAGCAGAACGGAGCAGCTCCGACAAATCTGCAATCTCTGCGTCGATGTTCGGTTCAACGCTCTGGCTGTTTGCTGATTGCTGATTGCTGGTGGCCGCGATCAGTCGCGTAAAGATTCGATCATAAACCGGCGCCGCCAGCTCGAGCGCGCGGTCTTCTAGGTTGGCTGCTTCAGCTGCATGCTGCTGAACCTTCGGCGAGGTTTTTTTTTTACGGTCTTCAGCAAGTCGATCAGCTCGCGATGTTCTTCGGCAAACTCAGCGAACGCGGCCGACTCGCCCAGCGTATCAATGGCTGCCGGTTCCTGTGTCGGCGGCGGCAAAACATCTTCTCCCTCGAGCGGCTTTCTCAGCTCCAGGTCCTCGTAGACTTGCGCAGTCGCGATCGGCAAACCCAAACCATGAGCGCGACCGATGATGTCAGAGCTAAGCTTCTTGTCCGCGCCCGGCTCGTAATGGATTTTTACGGTCGGATAAGCGTCCTGCGGCCCAAACTGGAAGTAGGTAATCGCCTCCACGATGCCGCCGCGCGCGTTCAACGCGCTCATCGCGCACTTCGCATCGACCTCAGTCTTCTTCTGGTCCACCCGCTCATGCACTTCGCCCAACGCATTCGATCCAGTCCCGCCTTCGTTGCCGCGTGAGGTCAACGTCTGGCCCTTGATGATTCGGGTAAGCGCGTTGTTGCAAACGTCGTCAACCAAATCTTTGTGCATCGATCCCATCTGCCCGCGGACGTGCTCGATCAACTCATACTCGAACCGTTTGGGAACCGCCACCTGGTTTTCGCTGGCAATCGCCTGGGCAGCTCCCAGGGCCTTCTCTGCGTCGGCCTCGCTTGTGTCGTACTTTGCCACTATGGTGCCTGGCCCTTTTTCCAACATCCTGAGCCAGGCGCGCAGTCCACCTTTCTTGAACCACGACCACCAGAAACAACGCCGCTTCGTGGGGCGGCCAAAGCGATTGCCCCACTTCGGCCGGAAGGTGCTCACCAGCCACTTATAAGGCATCTGTTCTTCCAGAGACTTGGACGGATCGAGGTTCAATTCCTCCATCAACATTTCCAGCCCAGGCCGGAAGCGGAGTTTATCGGTTTGCGGGTAACCGTAGCTGGCGAAGTTGCCGAAAGGCTGCGCCGAAAAAGAAAAAAGCTGTTGCTGCCTGAAATGAACTTTCTTTATGTAAACGCGATCGCGTCCGTTGGCCCATTCGTTCTCACCAATGGTGACGCCATCGCCGACCATATCCATCTG